GATAGCAGATTTATGCGGATTTCACCGTGAATTGAGCATAAACCCTGAAAAGGAGGCCAAAAAGCGGGTTATCAGCGAAGAGGAAGCGGAAATGTATGATGAGTTCGTGCGCCAGCGGACGGCCGAGGCGGCCAAAACCATCAAGATACACAAGGAAGTAGGTTAAATATGACTAAATGCTTGAATTGTGGCGTAAAAGTGAGTTCTAAGGCTAAATACTGCTCGGACAAATGCCGCAAAGCCTTTACAAGGCGGACAAACAAGTCGGACATTAACCCGGACAAACCCAAGTCGGACACGCCAAGTCGGACAGAGCCGAAATGTCGGATTGGACTGCCCGAACGGACTAAGGAAATACCAAACTATGGACAACCTGACTGTCAATGCCGACATTGCAGGGTGCTAAGGGCCAACGGACAGGATAAACAGGGCTATACGCTCAATCACGGGCCGTACAAACAGGCAGGCGAGCTTGCCGCATACGAGGTCAATAGAATCAGCCTGCCCGGCGATAAGGACTATGGAGGTGTGGCCATATGTTAGAGACTCCTTTTGGCTCGACACCCCGGGCACCGGAAAGCGCGAAAAGACGTGGAATGAGTACCTACTCGCCTTCCGTATATTCGTTTGTCAGTACCTTACGGGTATATTTTTTTAGTTTCAGGCTATTGTTAAGATAGGTAATTTATGGGTATACAGCGTACATTGCGTCGGAATTTACCTACTGGTATGGTAGTACCTACGAAGGTGAAGTTTTTTGGTTATGTGGTTGGCCTAATGGTTCCTGTGGGCAGTGACGTGCGGATAGGCAAGGCGTTTGAGGGATTTATGGGGATGTTGATGTCGCGGGCGCAGGTGGTCAATATGGCTGACGTATTGCGGGGTCAGGCGAAGGTGATGGAGATGATGGACTCAGGTGACTGGTCGGGGGTAATGAATTGATGGACATAGGATTTCGTCGGGACAAAACGGTTGACGGGTTAGTTCGTCTTTTGCCTGTATGTTCTTGTGGTACGGATATGCTAATCACGCTTTTCCCTGAAAAAGGCAGGTTTCGCTGGTTATGCCCAAAGTGCAAGTTTCAGGTAATTTTACAGATTGAAGTTAGTCGTGGGGTAATGAATTGAAAGAGGTAAGGCAAAAGGTAATCACAGAGGAAGAGTTTCGTACTTTTACGAAGAAGCCCAAGTATCCTTTGGGCACGCGGGCGAGATTGGGTTCTTTGGTTGGGCCTCCTGTTGTTTATGGAAGGATGACTAAGCAGGGTATAAAGATTAAATAACTGAATAGAGCGGGTCTGCCGTAGTTCGACGGAGCGAAGGCAGCGTAAGATAAATTAGCGGTAGCAAGTAAGTGCTTACTCACTTATTTGTTGCCGTTTTTTTATGCCCGCCAACAACTTATGGACGACAAAGAGGTAAAATTCGATATTGCCTGTTCGCGTGACGCGCCTTACTGGGCGTTGAAGAAGGGTCTGAAGATAGACGGCCGGCCGTTCACCCTCGAAGGCCGGATGTACCAGCAGGAGATAATGCGGCCCGTGACCGACGACGGCAAGGTCAAGCAGAACGAAGTCATCAGGAAGGGTTCTCAGATAGGCGTCACGATGGGCAAGGTGATAGAGATAAGCCACGGCGCCCTCTATCAGAAGTACCCTCAAGGCGTGATATATTACTTCCCGTCAACCAAGGCCGTCGAGCATTTCTCCAAGACGCGGTTCAAGCCGTTTCTGGACGACAATCCCGACGAGGTGAAGAAATACGTCAACGACGTGAACGCTGTCGCCGTCAGGAGGATAGGTTCGGTGAACGTGAACTTTTTCGGTGGTTCGGCCACGTCGAGGGTGGCGGGCGAGAAGAAGGACTCCACTGCCGTCCGGTCAACGCCCGCCGATTGGGTATTGCTGGACGAGCGGGACTTGTTCGACGACGAGATGGCCGAACAGGTCAATCAGAGGCTTGGCAACTCGACCATTAAAAGACGTACGGATTTGGGCACTCCGACGATTCCGGAGGTTGGAGTGGACTTGCTTTACAAGAAATGCCTTGTTCCCGAAACGAAAATCTTAAAAGCGGATTTGCGATGGACAAGAGCAGACCAATTGAGGATTGGGGACAAACTCATAGGTTTTGATGAAGATAAATGTGAAGGGGAATATTTAAGAAGATATAGAAGTACTGAAATTACAGCTATAGACACATTAGAGCGGCCCTGCGCCAGATTATTATTGGAAGATGGAAATTCTATTGATATTAGTTATGACCATAGAATGTTGGTACAAGGAAAAGACCAACGATTTCATTTCCGCTCTCCGGCACAAAATCTTAAATTAGGCGATAGATTGGTTTCTATTGGAACTTGGGAAGAAGGCAACACTAAAGATGATGGCTATATTAGTGGTGCTTATGATGGCGAGGGGCATATTTATCGAAGCACGCCAGACAAAAAACAAAGACGGGGCAGGGCTTCTACTATTGGTTTCACACAAAAAGAAGGCGAAGTCATAGATAAAGTACAATCAATTTTAGAAGAAAAAGGGTTTAGGCTGCGAAAATACTTTACCCCCAGATGGTCGAGGCTTGAAATTGCCGGAGGGTTGCCGGAAATGCTTAGGTTTCTTGGCACTTTTCGTCCAGTCAGATTATTAAAGAAGGCGGATGTTGTGTGGAAGGGCGTTTCCGTTGGTCACGACCATGGCAATACCAAATATCCTAAAATTGTTCAAATGGAATACTTGGGGTACAAAAAAGTTATTGCCTTAACTACGGAGCATAAGACTTTTATTGCTAACGGTCTTTTGTCCCATAATTCCGACCAGAGACGCTGGCAGATTAAATGCGACTGCGGCAAGTACACCTGTCTGGAAACTGAGGGATTGAGCGTAATCAGCCTCAAGCCTGAGCCTCATTTGGTGTGTATCCACTGCGGCAAGGAAATTTACACCGAAAGAGGTCAGTGGATTCCTGATTTTCCCGACAGGCCGGTAATAGGATACTGGGCGAGCCAGTTATTGAATCCCAACTGCGACCTGAGACTGGTTTTGAACCAGTTTGAAGACCCCGAAGCCTATGGGGTATCCGAAGCGGAACTAAGAAGGACGGTACTGGGCGAGCCGTACATCTGTGCCGAAGACCAGCTTAGTGAATCAGACGTTTACGCCTGCTGCGGCAAGGATTCGATGAGCTATTCCCATAAAGGCCCGTGCGCTATGGGCGTTGACGTGGGAGACAGGATGCTCCATGTCGTTATCGGTCACAGACTGGATAATAAGAGATACAAGATAGTCAAGCTCGCAAGAGTGCCCATCGACCTCGACTTCGGTCCTTTGCACGATATAGCTATGAGGTTCGGCATTAAAAGCTGTGTGATAGACGCAATGCCGTCCACCCAGCTTGGAAGGGCGTTCCAGAGGTCAGAATCTTATGCGGTGTATTTATGTTTCTATTCCGAACACCAGAAAATGTCCGAAGAGTGGACGACCGAAGGGCTGGTGAAGGTCAACAGGACGGAGATTTTCGATACCACGCACAGATTGGTCGTATCGCCCGGAAGACTGGTCCTTCCCAGAATTGATGCCGAGGTGAAGGAGTTCGCCCACCAGATGACAATGGCGGCCAAAGTCCTGGAAGAGGATGTTCGCACCGGCACGAAGATTTATCGTTACAGGAAAGTCGGAGACAAGCAGGACCACTTCAGGAACGCGCTGAACTATTTTTATCTCGCGGCGTCCAAGTGCGGAATCCCCCAAGATTCGACGTCGGGGCCGAAAAAACTGACAACGCAGAATATGGAATACTCATTAAATTAAAGGGAAACAAAATGAGCGTTAAGCAATTTTCGGAAGATTTTGTTAGTCATTATTACTGGCAGAACGCCGGAGTAATAACATCCGAGTATTCGGGCGATAACGCGGCCCCCCTGCCGACCGAACTCGACTACGACACCGTTGACGCGCTGTCTGCGGCCAAGAGAATCATCATTGCACCGCCCAACGGCATAGTGGGAATGGAGTTGCGATTCAGAAGCGACGGAATTGAAACCGACGCCAACGTCGCGCCGCTTTACGCCGCGGCGGGCCGTGACCATTACCGGCTCGTTGACGTTCTTACCGTTACGCAGGGCACGCAGATTTACTCGACCGGCATTTACTTCGCCGATACGGTGGCCTCCGCCGGTGAAACGTGGTTGAGCGCGACCAAAGAGCCGAGTCCGGCTGACAGTATGGCTTCGTACGTTCTGAACGTTCACGGCTACGACAGCTTTTTGCTTGTGGCGAGCGACCTTGTTACTACGAGCCTTTATGTTGACTGGAGAAGATTCTAATGAAAAAACTGTTGTGGCTGCTGGTGTGTTCCGTTTCTTTCGGCCTGACCGCCGATTATAACGATGACTGTATAGTCAATTTCGAGGACTATGCTTATCTGGCGGGCGAATACAGGTCGCTGGCGGCGAGCTGCGTGGCGCAATGGACGATGAACGACAACACCGGCAGCAACATCGTCATCGACTCGGTCGGCGATTATAACGGCACGGCCACGCAAAATACTGAGGATATGCACGTAGAGGGCAAAACCGACGGCGCTTTGTACTTCAACGGGACAAGTGACTACGTTGCGCTAACAACTAACTTTGAGTCGGAGATGGAGAACAGCTTCAGCATAAGTGTCTGGTTTTATGTAGAAGATTGCCCCGTAGGCGATTACAGGACGATAATATCTTCGTTCGGGACAGATAACTCCTGGGTTGCACTTATGATGGTTCCGGTAGTTCCCCCTTCCGTTGCTTTTTATGCCCAGTATTTTTCTTCGTACTCTGGTGCAGTACTTGTTTCCCCGGAATTTAGTATATGGGGCCAGTGGGTTCACGCGGTGATGGTCATTGAAAAGCTCTCGGAATCCACGGGCAAGGCTTATCTGTATATAAACGGCGAGATTTACAGTCAAAGCGCCGTTACGACAGTCCATATATCGAACTTTAACGGCCCTGATTTTTATATCGGGGCGGAAAATTTTCACGATATCGAAGCAGCCGAGTTCTTCAAGGGCTCGATTGACAATCTTATTCTGTTCGATAAGGCCCTTAGTCAGTCAGAGGTTGAATGGCTTTATTACAACGGTTCAGGCACGGAATTCGGCCTGAACGCCTCTGTCAATTATGACCTCGATTCCGATGATGACGTGGACTTGGACGACCTTGCTGAGTTCGCCTCTCAGTGGCTTCATTATGTCGATGAGGGTGTGGTTGCCGATGTAAACCTTGTCATACCCCGTAATACTACGATGTATCTCCAGCTTGCCGTTGATATTGGAGACACATATCGAATCCTGAGCTTGCCCGCTTACGGAACGCTTTACGACCCGAACAGCAGCGACCCGAACTACACTGACCCCAACAGTGAAAATCCCGCCGTCGTAGAGATTGACTCAGTGCCTTATACACTGCTTAATACTGATAGCACCGTTCTTTACGTGGCGGATGTCAACTACTATGGGATTACGACGTTCACCTACGATTCCGACACAGACCCTAACAATGAAAACTGTGGCAATTCTAATGTAGGCACAGCCACAATTTACTGCACGATAGTCCCGATAGCCTACGACTCTGAAGAATCAGTGCAAACGTATATCGTTTATAGCTTTGAACTGTCTGCCATAGATGATGGGACTCCTCAACCGCTGATTTACGAGGTCAACAACATCGCCTCGAACAGCATTATGGCCGACCCGTTCGTCGGAACTCCTGTTCTTGACGCCAACCTGATACCTTGGACATTGCGATACAACGGAGATGACATTCTTTTCATAATCGACACAGTCGGTGATTCCAATTTTATGTTCCGCGCTTATGACGGCAATTCTTACAGCAATTACGCCACTGTTCAGATAACAGCAACGGCCAATCCGATGGACGCTCTGTACCTTAACAGTGAGCCGAACGCAATTATAACAATTCCTGATAATGACTATCTCGATATTATGGGGCCGCAGTGGGCCTGCTCGTTCTGGTTTAACAATTACTTGCGAAGACCGTACCAGACGTTAATGAGCAAGCGCAGCGCCGGTCCCGGCTATGAAATATCCTTAAAAGCGGGGAAAGTTCAGTTTGACCTGTATGATGTGAACGGGCTGGTGACAAGCGTGCGAAGCGATACAATCATTTCAGACGGCCAATGGTACTGCACTGATATTATTTATGCTTACGACGACGACCCGAACTACGGATATATCCTTATTCAAACTTTTAATTCTTCTGCTTTAGGCATTGGCTATCAATCCGGCAGCGCTTTCGCCCATTCTGCTTTTTCAAACGATGCGAATGTAGTAATTGCAGAAAGCTTCGGCTTCGACCATCTGCGTTACTGGAACGACGTTAATAACGCAGCGGATTCTTTCATATGTCATTTTGCGGGCCGTCAAAATTACGAAGAAGAATGGAGTGGTCTCGGAAACGCTTCTAATGTGCGGTACAAATGCGACGAAGGCTCAGGCGGGACAATAACAGACGACAAAGGCAATGCCGATGACGGAGTATTCGACCCGAATTATGTTATCTGGCATCCGCCGTACGAAATTTTCAGGAGTCTGGTGAAGCACTAATGTATCTCAAGCAATCTACAACTGCGACGATAAATTTTTCGGGCGTAAGAAGCTCTCTTGACGGTACTACGCTCATATCGAGTGTGGTTACCGGAGATATAACCGTTGAATTGTACAAAAACGGCGTGCGCAGCACGGTCAGCCGGACGATTACAGAGCTTGCAGATGGGTCTTTGTCTATAGCACTGACTGCCGGTGATACTGATACACTCGGAAGATTAGAAATCACAATAATAGATGAGGATGTATTTCTGACCGTTTCAAAAGAGTTTATGGTTATGGCGGCAGGTGTTTACGAGTCTATGTTCGGCGGCAGCCCAATAAGCAATAAGGTCATTTCGGCCGGATATATAGATGATTTTCTCGAAGATGTGACGATAACATTTTTCTGGAAAATCACCGGCACAGCTTCGGGAGACGGAACGATACGAATTTACAAAAATGGCCTTACGGACGAAGTTACAATTCCTACTTATATTACGGATACGCGAAATTTTGACGGTATTACAGGTCTGAATGTGTGTCAGATAACAACGCGCTCTAAAGACTGGTATGAGAAAAAATCTGACTACGTGGTGATAATAAGCGATGAGACTATTGATGGCGAAAAAGTGACCGACGTTATCGCTTCGTTATCAATAGAAAACAGAGTTCTTGGTGAACAGTTTATACGACAGGGATAATATGAACAGCAGAAACTTACTACAAAACACAGAGGCGGAAGTCGCTGATAAAATTGCGGAACGAATACTAAAAGATAAAAGCCTGATGTTGAAAATTACATCTAAACTTGGATTGCTTGCGCACGGTGAAACCGGCCCACAAGGTAAAACCGGCTCGAAAGGCGATAAGGGTGAACAGGGATTAAAAGGTGATAAAGGCGACAGAGGCCCGAAAGGCGACAGAGGTGATATTGGCACGAAGGGCGACAAGGGCGACAAGGGTGATATGGGGCCGCAGGGATTACAGGGAATAAAAGGCCCGAAGGGTGATAAGGGGGACAAAGGTGATAAGGGTGATACCGGCCCGTCTGGCAGGGATGGACTAAAAGGCGATAAGGGCGACAGAGGTGATAAAGGCCCGAAAGGTGATAAGAGCGATAGAGGTGAACCCGGCCAGTCAATTAAAGGCGACCCCGGTATTCCGGGCCAGTCAATAAAAGGCCCGAAGGGTGATAAGGGCGATAAGGGCGAATCCGGAGTCGCGCCTTGGGAAATTACTCATATAGCGAATGATATTATTCAAATGAAAAGCAGATTAGAAGAAATCGAATCCAAATTGAAAGGGAAATAATATGGGAGGTGGTGGCTCTCCTGATGCAGTAAAGCCTCCTGCCCCGGCTCCAATGCCGCAGGCGGTCGAGGAAACTGAAGAAGCAAAGAACGCAATCAAGAAGCGGTATCGGGGCCGGTCGGGTCAGGAATCGACCATTCTCGCAGGCCGGTTGATGAGCGAAAAAGGTAAAACTCTCTTGGGTGAATAAAATGGACGCACAATCAATTATCGACCGATACGACAGATTGAAGGCCGACAGGGGTAACTGGGACTCCTACTGGCAGGAATGCGCAGATTACGGTATGCCCGGAAATAACCAGATAACGCGGAAAGTTTCCGGCGGCCAGAAGCGCACTCAGGACTTGTTCGACTCCACGGCCGAAGAATCCAACATTCAGTTATCCGCCGGGATTTATTCGTATATGTTCCCGTCGGAAACCCGCGCGTTCGTTCTTCAGGTGGACAAAGAGGAAGTGAAGGAAATCGACGCCGTGAAACAATGGCTCGACACCGCCACCGGAAGGATACACGAAAAGCTCGTCAATAGCAATTTCCGAGAGGCGTTCTTTGAGTTTTTGTTGTCTCTGGGCTGTTTCGGAACCGCGTGTTTGTACGTCGAAAAAGGAAGAAAAGTCCCGTTGTATTTCGTATGTCATCATACATCGACCATTTGCATAGACATAAACTCCGACGGCCAGATAGACACCGTGTACAGGCATTTCGAGTATAACGCCCGTCAGGCAATGCAGGAGTTCGGGGATAACTGCCCCGAAAAAATAAAAGAGGCGTATAAAGACCCCAAGCACACCGGAAAATTCAAGTTCGTCCACGCCGTTTTTCCAAGAGAGGAACGCGACCCTGAAAAGCAAGGCCCATTGAATATGGAGTGGGCGTCTTACTACGTCAACCTCGACGAGAAACAAATAGTCTCGGAATCAGGTTATTGGGAAATGCCGTATTTCATAGTGAGATTCTACAAGGACTCATTCGAGAATTACGGGCGGTCGCCGATGATGAAGAAACTGCCCGATATAAAAATGATTAACCGTATGGCTAAGGTGTGGATAAAAGCGAACGAGAAGATGTGCGACCCGCCCATCATACTTCCCGACGACGGCTCGATTTCTCAGGTGGCTACCCAGCCGGGCGGCGTGATTTACAAGCGTGCGGGCGCGGACGACCCCAAGTGGTTCGAGTACAAAGGCAATATGCAGCAATTCGAGCAAGCCATTTTAAGAGTTCAGACTACAATTTTTAAGGGTTTTTACGGGGACAAGTTCGACCCGCTGATAGACCGGCAGAATATGACGGCCACGGAGGTAATGGCCAGAATCGACCAGACCATAAGATTTCTGACTCCGATTATTGGCAGACTGCAAAGCGAATTATTTAATCCGATGATACACAGGATTATAGGAATACTCTCGCGCGAGCAGCTTCTTCCTGAAATGCCACCTGAACTTTCGGAAGAAAATTATTCAATTATTTATCTCGGCAGGATAGCCCTTGCCCTCAAGACCCTCGAATCGGAAGGACTGAGAAAGACGCTCACCGGATGGTCTGCTTTGGGTGAAGCCGGAATAACAAGCTGGCTGGACAACCTCGATATGGATAAGGCTTTCAGGGACGACGCCAGAAACAACGGTACGCCCGCGACGTGGCTGAAAGACACTGATTTGCGC